CCTTCCAACTCCGCGATCTTGGCGCGCAGCGCCTTGATCTCCGGCGTAAGTTCTTCCTTCGCCTTCTTGCCCACGACGCCGAGGAACTCGGAGCCGTAGTCACTCTCCTCTTCGGGGGTGACAAGGCGATCAAATCTTGTATCAGCCTGCGCCGGCGCGCTGTGCGTCGCCTGCATCTCGGCCATCAAGCGGTGAAGCTGGCTCACTTCCTGCGACAGACGCTGCACGTTGGCCTGCGACTGGTCGAAGCGGCCCTTCATGGAGTTGTAGCGGTGCTCCCAGCTCTCTTGGCTAACTGGAGCTTTCACGTCCTTTACTTGCGGAGCTTCGTCCGCGCTTTTACTAAAGTTTGTGTCTGAATTTGTTACTTCCGGGGACGTTTCCGCCGACGCTTCTTCGGGCGGCGCTTCACCCTGCGGCTCGGTCTGAGCCTTCAACAGTTCTTCTGAACGCGCTGCTGCGGCCAGAACGGCGGCAGGAACTTTTACGTTCGGGTCAATTCGGTTTTCCGGTGCGGTTTGCGTAGCCATGTTTACTCCTGTGCGCGTAGGGCCGGGGCGCTACGGGCGGTGCCGCTGACGAAATTTCTGAACGGCGGCGGCGCGCGCGTCCAAATCCTGGAACAGCATCGAAAGCGCCATCAGACCCTGCGCATGTCCACGAGCGACATGGGCTTGGTCCAGCGGGGCGTTCACTGCCTCAACACATTTGATGAGCGCGTAATCGTCGAGCGCGCGAACGAAGTCGGTCCACATCTGCGGGGAGAACGACTTGAGATCGTGCGCCACCTGAATGAGCGCGTGGTCTTTTTCTTTGCTCATGGGAAGCAGGTCAGGGTGGTGCCCTGACCCTTTCTCATTACTTCGCGAGCGGCGACGAGCGCGAAGCGTTGTGCTTCACAATCGTGTCCTCGGCGTCGAGGACGGCCTTGCGGTCTTCCGGGGTCGGGTTGACGACGCCGGTTTCCTTCGTGGCGGCACCTTCGGTCATGCGACCCTTACGAGCCTCCTGACCACCCGGCTGCGACACATTGGTCGTCTTTTCCATCGCGTCATTGAAGCTGTCGCGAAGCTCAGTCGTTTTGAAACCCATAATCTTCATCCTCTAATTTGTGGGTTGCCCCACCTTCCGGTGTGGAAGCTCTACTGCTTGAACGGCGTCTGACGCGGCGGCGTTGGCGCAATAGCCTGTGGCTGCGGCTGTGGAGCCGGCGGGGGCTGCGGCGACGGCTGCTGATAGCTTGGAGCCGGCGAATACTGCGGGTAATAGGGCTGCGGCTGCGGATACGACCGCTGCTGGAACGACGTGTCCGGCACGATGCACTTCGACGCCATATCGAGAGCTTTATTCTGTAGCTCTTTGAGGTCGCCGTCGCGGGACTTCACATACATCGCCGTCCGCTCTTGGACGACGTTGAGATACCAGCCCGCGCCGCAGAAGATCAGCAGGTTGAGCAACAGCAAGCCGGTCAACATCGGGTTGATGCGGTAGGCGTCGATAACTTTGCCAGCGACGTCGTTGCTGTTCACCGTGTATTGCGGCGGTTCATATTGCGGCGCGTAATGCTGCTGCGCCGGAGCCTGTGAAGGCCCCGGCTGCTGCGACTTAGGTTTTCCGCCCGGCCACTCAGCCACGGCGGCGGCCTGTGTCATTTGCGATTTTACGGATGAGGTCTTGGACTTCTTCGTTCGTCTCCATGACGTAGAGGAGCATCTGCGTGAAGTCTTCTTCCGTAATCATCACCTCGCCGTCATCCGGCTCGACATTGTCCACGGTCGGCATGTCGGTCGGCGGAACTTCCGGCGGAACTTCCGGCGGCGGCAGGATCAACTCCGGCGAGCCTTCTTCCGGGCGGTCGTCGACTTCCGGCGGAACCCAAGCAGCGCGCGCCTTGTTCAGCGCGTCGAGGAACTTGAACGCCAGACCGGCGATCTCGACCTTCTTGTCGGTGCCGTTGATGATCCGGCGGCACTCCTCATACTGATACTGCGTCGGGCGCTGACCCGGCGTGATGTAGTCGCCCAGTTTTTTCCCTGTAAAGCGCCCGAAGATCATTCCTTCGAAAGCAACGTGCAGGGCTCCGGGCCATTCCAGCGCCTGTTCAGGACGCGTGAAGCCATACTTTTTATAGTTGTCTTCCCACGTCAGCTGGACGAGACCCCTGCCATACCACGGATAATAGGGCTTGCTCTGGAGATACGACTGCGAGCCGTATTCCTCGATGGGCTGCATCGTGTGAGCGGTTTCCCACTTGGTCGTCGCCAAGAGGTAAGCCAGCTCTTCGTCGCACATCCCCGGCCACACCTGATCGCGGTAGCCCAGCACGTTCTCCATGCCTTCGACCTGATCGCCAGTGAGCGTGCCGCCGAACAACGTGCGGCGAACCTCGGTGAAGAACGTGCCGACGTCGACCTGATTAATTTCCCAGCTCATATTACCCCCGATGGTAACTTAGATTTCGCGAACACCACCGAGGATGCTCGGGAGCGACATGTCGGGACCAAGCGCGCGGGCCTCCGCAGCGTCGCGGTCGGCTTGCGCATGGGACGTCTTCGAGTAGTTGTTCTCGTAGCGACGCTGGAACGTCTGACCACCCGTGAACTGCACGGTGCCGTGGAAGAAATCGACGTTCTCTTCGTTGACGACTTTAGCGCGTCGTCCAAGGGTGGTCTTCATGATTGCTCCTTACTGGCTCTTACGCGCAGTGACCTGTTCCGGCATCTTGTCAGCGTGGCCCTTGCCAAACATGTGCTTGGAGCCACCCTTCGCGAAGTCGCCGTTGTCCGTGACTTCGTGAGAGGTCACGCCGGGCTTCTGCGCGCCAGCGGTCTGCTTGCCGAACATGGAACCCGAACCGCCCTGCGGAAACGAAACTGAGGGCGTGCCGCCCGATGCTTTAGCCATTTTCAACTCCTGTTATTTGCAGCATTTACTTTTGACCGCGCCACCCTTCTTGAAGGCCGGGCCGGTCATCATGTTGGGTTGCGGTTTCGGGGGAACGGGCTTGGACGGCTTCGCGCCTTTCACCTTCAAAAGACCCGGAGCCTTGGGCTGACCGCCCATCGAGCCCGGACCCGTTCCTGATTTCTTTGCACCTCTAGGCATAGCCATTTGATCTCTCCTTCTTACGGGCCGCCAGCAATGCGGGTGCGTGGACCCGTATCTTTGGTGACGTTCGAACGGTCACCAGTAGCCCCTTGCCCTTGGGCCTGTTGGGGCTGATCTCCGCCCTGAGAATGACCAACTTGCCCTTGCTGCTGTGCAAGCATCGCAGCCTGCTTTTGCTGGGCGTCGAGTTCATCATCTGACGGTACGATCTCAGCTCCGGGCAGACCCAAACTTTCAGCAACTGGACGAAGAACCGCAGCGCGCCCTTTGGGCCCGATGATCTGCATGTCGATGGGGTTGGCTGTTGCAGTGAGGAACTCAAGCTGGCGGCTCCGTTGCGTTTCTTTCTGGATCGCCACGGCGACGCCCAGAACGCGGATGGTTTCCTCTCCGGTCAACAGGCCGCTCTCGTCTGTGAGCATAACCATATCGTAGAGGGCGTTGAGGAGAGGATCGAATACATCGCGGTCGATGTTCGCCGCGACGGTCTGGAGAATTTTAGAGGCGTTGCCCATGAGCATGGAGAGGCCGGACGCCGTGCGCCCGACCGCCCCAGCCTGTCCGCCCGTCAGGTAACGCGGAACCGCCGACAGCTCATCCGCGAGGTTCGTCATGCTGGTGTAGATCGACAGCAGCTCGTTCGCGTTTGAGTTCGGCTGGAAGAATGAGATCGGGGCCTGTCCGTTATTGCCCATTGGGTCGTTGGTAACGTGCCACCGTTTCCACGGAAAAAGTTCTTCCCCATCCTCATCGTCCGCGAGACGGTCGTCATTGACGATGACCTGCGGGCCAGAGGCGATGCTCATGTTGTTCACAAGAGCACGAAGCGTCGCGTTACTTACATCCTGAATATCCGCGAGGATGTCAGGCAAACCGTTACCGACCGGCGTGCCGGGCAGCTTCTCGAAACTCGTGACATAATACTGGTGACGCTTACGCGGGGAAGGGGCGAGCTGGACCTTGATGATGTATCGGCCAACCATCCAAGCCTGCACGAAATAGTCGCGCAGCGGGTCCGGTATTAGAGACGGGTCCATGCCGTATCCAAGCAGCATTTCACCCTGAACATTGCCTTGGAACTCAAGGCAGGAGATCATTCCAGACCGGTTCGTGTGCGGGTTTTCGCGGTTCTCGTAGACCGCGCGTTCGCTATCAGTCTGATCCCAATTATCGTGCAGGCCACCACGACCGTAGTCTTCCAATACAGATCGAACAGCTTCGTGGTTGTAGCCCGGTAGATCGAGTAGGTCATTCAGGTCGGCGCGGGTGAGGCGGCTGCGCTCGATGACGTTGCCATCCTCAATGTCGGTGATCCCCGGCGTCCAATAAATGTCGAAGGGGGACACCCGCTGCCAGAAGAGTTTCGGCGTGTTTTTGGTGTTCGCCGCGCCGCCTTCCCACGTCACCTGCGGGACGATCCGAACGACCGGCCCCTTGATGATGGCGTAGGGGAAGATGGTCAGATCGGTGATAAATTCCGCGAGGGCTTTATAGAAGTTGCCCTCCATCAGAATTTCTTCGAGTTTATCTTCGGCAATCTGCGCCTGCGAACCGGCTTTCTTTTTCGCTGCTTGGCGGGCCGCTTCGAGAAGCTGCGCCATACGGTCACGGATCGCGGGGGGCGGGACCGGCTGGCCGTTCATCTGGGCGTTCGCCAGCTCCGACTGAATGAGCTGCTGTATGGCGTCGTGAATTTCCGGGGGAACTTCCGGGTCCGGGTTAGGATCAAGCCCCCAAGACTTCTCAGAGCCGAGATACACGTCCCGTAAAAGCGAAGCCGCGCCACGAGCTTTGATGGCTGTGACGCGCGCATAGACTTTAGAGCCACCGAACCGCTCGATTTCGCGGAGTTGGTCTGGCGAATACTGCCCAGTGAAGGCCCGAAGGCTCTCCAGTAGACGGCCCGACCAACCGGACGCGCTGTCGCGGTGGTTGCGCATGATCTCATATTGAGTGGTCAGAAACCCAACGAGGCCGGAATAATCCGGCTCTGGATTTTCGGCAGCAACGCGCGCAGCTGCGTCCGCCTCTTCGGCGGCTAACATCTGGTCGTTCGTGACAACGCGCAGCAAATTGCCGCCGGGGATAGCCGTAACCATATCTTGAGGTTATAATGCAGTTACCTTCACAGGTAAATCCCTGAACACGGACTAAATATGGACACTCTCTTAGACACCCCAGCAGCCGAACGCCGCCTCCGCGACTTCGCCACGGCGATGGCGAAGCAGATCGAGCCGTTCCCCGCTATCTGCAAGTCGCTTGGCCTGACGGAAAAAGAGGCCGCGCTCCTTCAAGAACACCCGGTTTATCAGGCTTTTTACGAGAGCGAACTGGCCGAGTGGACTTCCGCGAAGAACGCCGCGATGCGCGCCGAGATCAAGTCCGCCCGCACCGTCGAGGAGCTTATTCCGACCGGATACGCGCTCGTTTTGGACCCGGAAGCACCCGCTAACTCTAGGGTCGAGATGTTCAAGGCGCTCGCCAAACTGGGTCGGGTCGGCGAACGCACCGCCACTACATCTGGTGGCGCAGTCGGCGAGACGGTGAAGATCGTCATCAACCTCGGACAGGACCAAAGGGTCGAGATTGAAAAACCCATGCCAGTGATTGAACACGAGGCTGCCACTTGACGTTACCTACGGGGCTAATTATCTCAATGCAGTTCACACACCTACAAAAGAGAACTGCATTGCCATATAAAAATCCAATGACCGAAGAACAACGTGAACGAGCGCGAGAAGCCACGCGCCGTTGGCGGGCAAATAACCCCGACAAATACAAAGAGTGCTACACAAAGCAGAACCGAAAAACTTTCGAGAAAGACCCAGAAGCATATCGCCAAAAACGACGTGATTACCGGGTGGCAAACTTTGAAAAGGTCCGTGAGAGACACGCGGCTTGGCGCAAAGAGAACCGAGTTCACATAAACGAATACCGCCGCAGGCAGCACTATAAATATAAGTATGGGATGACCATCGAGGATAAAGAAGCAATGCTGGCGGAGCAGGGCGGGGTCTGCGCCTGCTGCGGCTCAACTGAGCCGAGGGCCAAGTATGGATGGGCTGTGGACCACTGCCACACAACCGGGAAAGTGCGCGGCATTCTCTGCCACCACTGCAATGTCACGCTAGGCAAAGTGTCGGATAGCCCCGACCACTTAAAAAAGCTCATTGCTTATTTGGAGAAACACTGTGGCTGAAATCAATTATAAGGCTCCGCCGACAGTCGCCCGATTTATGCAAAGTCAGGCGTTCATCAGACTGATTGCGGGGCCGGTCGGTTCTTCGAAAACTACCGGCTGTATCTTTGAACTGCTGCGGTGGGCCTGCGAGCAGCCGCCGGCGGATGACGGCTTCCGATACACCCGGTTCGTCATCGTCCGGTCTACCTTGAAACAAATTCGAGATACGGTCTTGGCCGATATTACGCAGACATGGCTTGCGCCTATCAGCGATTACCGGGTCAGTGAGCAAAAAATCTACTGGCACTTTGGGGATGTCCGAAGCGAAATCCTGCTCTTGCCGCTCGAAACGCCAGAGGATCAGCGCAGGCTTCTAAGTCTCCAACTTTCAGGCGCTTGGATGAGTGAGTGCATCGAGATGCCGGCGGACTTGATTGCGCCCCTCTCTGGCCGTCTTGGCCGCTACCCATCGGGTACTTTAGGTGTCTGCAAGCGTCCGGGCCTCATCATGGATACCAACATGCCCAGCGAGATGTCGCCGTGGGCGAAGCTCATGCAAGACCCGCCACCGGACTTCGATGTGTTCATCCAACCGTCCGGCCTTGCAGATGATGCAGAGAACCTGGAGTGGCTTCTCCAGACCCCGGAGACGCGGCTGCTGTCGGTAGACGACCCGGAAGGGCTGGCGATCCGGCGCGCGCAAGGGCGAAAATACTACGAACGCTTTGTGGCGATGAACCCAGAGCCGTGGGTGAAAAGGTATGTAAGGGCCGAATATGGACCCGACCCATCAGGAACCGCAGTCTTCGGTGCATCTTTCAGTGTCGCCACTCATGTGGTCGATGAGTTGGAACCGGTGCCGGGACGGATGCTCGTCATCGGGCAGGACTTCGGTCGGTCGCCTTGTGGAATTATCACGCAGGTGAACAATAAGGGGCAGCTCCTTGTGCTGGAGGAGATCATGGCCGATGACATCGGCTTGGCCCAGCACATCAAGTCAAACCTCCGTCCGACCCTGATGCAGGACCGCTACATCGGGATGCAGGCTATCATTATCGGCGATCCCGCCGGCGCGGCCAAATCCACTTTGTTCGAGGTATCCGAGTTCGACATCCTCCGGCAGGAGGGGTTCGCGGCAATGAAGGCCGTGACGAACGACATTGAGCGCCGGATCGGAGCAGTGGAGAAGTTCCTCCTCGGCTCAGTGTATGGAGAGCCTCTGTTCCTCATCGACCGGAACCGGTGCCCGCAGCTAGTTCAGGCGCTCGCAGGCGAGTATCGCTACGGCTATAACAAAGCCGGACAGAGAAAACCGACGCCAGATAAGAACGACGCGAGCCATATTTCGGACGCCTTGCAATACGCCTGCCTCGCGTCTGAGACAAATACTCACTCATACATTCAGGGCAGGGTGCTGCGAAAGCCGAACCGGCCGCGCAGGGAGCGGTTCAGCTCGCTCGCTTGGACGTAGGGTTGCTCTTACGTTTTCCGTAAACTATAAGCCGCCTCACGCGTAGTGAGGATGGAGCTGCAACCGGCGGATGTAACCGGGGCGGAGCCATCCTCACTCTTTTTTGAAGACCCCTACGCCAGCCTCCGCAAACATTGTCCGCGCAGCTTCGAACTCTTGCTCCGGCATTGATGTCGAGCCGGGGCCAACCACGAGATGCGACACCCCGGCTTGTATGAGCGTCCGTGCGCATGAGGAGCAGGGGTAGTGCGTCACGAAGACCGTGCAGCCCTTCGTCCTGATCCCTTCACGGGCGGCGAAAGCGATGAGGTTCGCCTCGGCGTGGCTGGCGAACAGATACTTGGTCGGGCGCTCGC